ATGACAAATCTTTTGTCCCCCATTTCTTTAAAGAATCTGAATGGTTCTTTTGCATAACCAACAACAGTAGTACCCTTATAACTAAATGGTTCACTACCTATTTGGTGTCTGTGTTCAGCAAAATCTTCAGTAGACATACCTACTTCTTCTTCATTTTCAGTCATTACCATAATTTTGGTTGACATAAAAACGATATTATCATCCCAATCAAAGGCGTAATATTTAGTGTCAGGTGTACCTGATTCATCAATACCTTCATTAACTACTTTTTTTAAGTAATTGTAAACATATTTTTTAATGTCCATTATTTTCTTAATTTTTTAAGTAAGTTTTCTAACTGAGACTCAGTGATAATCACATTTTGTTTTTTTGAAGAAAAAGTTTCAACATTTTGTTTTTTATCTCCTAAAGTTTCTTTGATAATTTTTTTTTCTATTTTCATAGTTTTTTTAATATAAATATAATAAGGGGGACATTTCTATCCCCCTTTTTTTATTTTGTATTATACATCATCAAATGATGCTCCTGTTGGTGTAATTACAAACTCGATGTCAATGTATTCTAATGCTCTTGTTGGTTTTAAGAATATCTTACCAGTTAAAGTGTTAGAATCCAAATCTTCAGGAGTATTTGAGACAGTCACTCTAAAGTCAATTAAACCTCGGTCTCTTCTAATTTGGTCTAAGATTGGGTTAACTGAATCTAAAAAGTCTTGTCTTACTTTATCATCATTTTGTTCAAACAATAATCTAATCGCTACCGCTGAAATTAATTTTCTTGCTTGTAGTAATAATCTTCTTACGTTGATTCTGTCAAGTGCAGACTCTCTAATTTGTAAAGTTTTATTACCCCAAATAACAGTACCAACATCAGAGAACGTAGCAATTGGATTTATTCTACCTTTGTATAAAGTATCTCTATCCTCTTGAGTTAATTTTCTTCTCGCCTTAATTGAATTAACCAAACCTCTTGTGTAACCCGCAGATGCGAACCAAGGGAATGCAATGTTATCAGTTAAAGCCAAGTTTCTTACTACCTCAGCGGTTGGTGGTAAATAAATTTGTGTATTATTTACTGTGTCTCTTGTTAATACCCATGGGTAGTAAGTTGCGGTGTAATTTGAATCAATACCTGTCTCTTCTAAATTATCTACAGCCTCTTGAGGGTAAATTAGTCCTTCAGAAACATCATTCCATGTCGGTAGGAACATATTGAAATCAGGAGTAGTACAAATGTAAATTGAGTCTGCTCTATCTGATTCTATCAAATCAATCGCATCCTCAACCAAGTTAGAGTTGTTTACATAATCAATACCTGGTGTTGTAAATACATTGATATTAACTGCCTCGGGATTGTTGAATGTAGTTTGACCCCATTTGTAAGCGTAGTAGTCAGTGTTAGCCCAAGTCTCTTGGTTTGGACCTGAAATTTGCTTGAACGCCCCCCATCCTGTAGCAGTAGGGTATGTTGCTGACGGAGCAGCTCCGTATTTATAACCTGTCTGTCCTAATGCGAATGTGTCTGAATTTGTTCTATATTCTCTGTAAATGTCCCATCCGTCGAATCCACCTGCAGGGTATAAAGTAAATTTACGTGTATTCAAACGGTAGTATGGATTATCTGCATCCGTAGGTTCTGAGTTAAAAGATCCAACACCTACTTCAAATGCTGACTGTCCCGAAGTTGAGTATCCTGCGGCTATAGTTACTATAGTTGCCCCACTATCCATGTGGAAACCTTTTACTTGGTAATTCCAAACAGGACCCTTTCTAGGGTTTTCTCCATTAGATATTACGGAATTATCCCCTCCTGACGTAGAACCAAATGGTGGGTTGTAAATAACATCACCTGGTTTTAAATATTTAGTTTTATAAACAATGAACGGCGGTGTCGCATCTTCATAGAGTCTCATAGTATACCCTTCAAAACCACAAGGTAGTGCGTCTTCAGGAGCCTCATCACCCATTTCTAACATTATATATTTAGAGTTTAAGTTATACTCACCATTTGCAGTACCAATTTTGTTAGCGATAAAGTTATTTTGTGTTGGGTCTAATGAACAGTTTGTGAAACTTTCAATTACTCTAACATTTTGATCGTTATCGTAAAAATCTCGTACAAAGACATCAAATGTTCTATTATTAAATGACATGTTTGCTAATGAAATTTTTACTAATCGGTTAGCAGCATTACCATCGGAAATTAATTTAAATTTGAATAATTTATAAACTTTATTCCCTCTTAATTCTGAAACAACATAAGGCGTTTCAGGTGTTTGGTATTGCTCTAAATAGAATCCAATTGAGTCAGTATTAAGTTGTTGTCTGGCATTTGGTAATGCAACTAAGTCACAATTTAATCCTCTTACGTAACCTTGTCTATAACCATTCAAAAGTAAACTACTATAAACTTCCTCAACAAATAAAGGTACTTCCGTTCTATCTTTACCAAAATTACTTCTACCGAAAACTTTCGAAATATATTCAGAATCTGAAGTGAGCATGGACGTTTCAAAACTAAAAGTATCGGAGTCTTTAGTTATTCCAGATATTACAAATGTCGCATATGGGTCTGTAGAAACTCCAGAATATGAGCCTGTACAAATCATGTTAACATCAGTTGTACCTGTTACTTGATAAAGTGGTCCATTTTGTGAAGAAGAGTAATTAGTAATCCCTCTAGATCTTAAAGTTGTTACAACAAGATTATCCCAAGTAGTATTTGCAGTTGCAACATAGTTACTGTAGTAAACTGATACCGTACCTGAGTATACACCTGAAACAGGAGTACCTGCAATTGTTGCAATTGTCGCACCAAATCCATAACCGGCATATGTTCCGACAGGATTTGCTGATGTATAATCAAACAAAGCGTAATACCATGCGTCGTTTGTAGAAGCAGAAACATTCGTTAAGGAGAATAGTACATTTGGTACTCCAAACGTTTCTGTATTTGCGGAAACAGCCAGCAGGTACTGAAGTTATAGTAATATTAGAACTTGAACCTGTTGTACCTGTAAACTGAATTGTCTGAGCTCCCGTATTTGTCGTAGCAGAAAGTGTAGACGGGTCAATATTACCAATCGTAGTAATTGACCATGACGGTCCCGCATCATATCCTGACAAACCTAAAACTCTCGTAACAAACAACTGATTTGATTGTTGTAAGTAAGATTTTGCAATATATGATGTTTCATATTTAGGAATCTGTGTGTTAACAAATTTCTCAGGAGAAGTACCGCCAAAATATACTTGGTACTCATCAAAATTTGTTATAAAAATTGGTTCAAAAGCGGGACCCTGAAGAGTCTCACCAACTAAACCAAGAGTTGTTACACCCACACTTTGTGCAACAAATGTTAAATCTCTTTCTGATGTATACACACCGGGAGACACAAATACTTTTGTTGATGAAGCCATTTTTAGTTATTAATAAATGATTTATTTTATCTATAAATACATCATCAAAAAGTAAAAATCTGACCCTTAAACTAATATTTTAAAGATAGTATGTTTTTTTTCTGCCTTTTTTCTACCCAAACAAATATTTATTCTTAATGAAAAAAATTAAAAATATTAAGATATCCATACAAAGTCATGAAACACTAAAAAAGTATTGTGACAAAAAGGGTTTGAAGATATATAAGTTTTTAGAAAACTTAATAATGGAAAACTGCAAAGAAGTAAAAGATATCTATGGTGAATGATTAAACTAGCGTAACATTAGTATAAAGAGTTGCCGATTCGGATACATTTATTTTGTTGACTTGTATGTTTAAAGTATCGCCTTCATTTACCTGTATAGTCTCTATATCATCACCCAAATAATATGTTACATTATTTCTTGTTATGTAAACAGAATAACCTGGTGTACATGAAGAACCATAATTTAATGTACCTCCTGTGGTATTCGTTAATGTTGGTGTTGATCCACCTAACGCACACACATTACCATTACTACCGGGTGATAAAGAAACCGTAGTACTCGACCCATTACAATTGGTATAGTTTAAGGTGTTATTAGTTGTTGAACTGTAAGTTAAGTCATAACAGTTCTCAACATTAGAAGTTCTTAAAATTTTGATGTCTGCATTATACCTAAAAACCTCAGTCAACGAGGTATTACCTGCAACAAATAAAAAATCTAACGTAAAATCAGTTGGGTTTGGTGGTTCGATTACGACCTTTTTAGTTTTTCTTCTTGTATCAAACTCAAATAAAGTTAACTGTCTTGAAATAGCAGGTGTAACTTCAAATTCTTCTTCATCAATTAAAAGACCCATCATTACAATTTTATATGTTGAAACATAATATTTTCTTTTTTCTAAGTCTTTTACGGACTCGTCACTAACGTCTTCTAATTTTAAAGGGATATAGTGACCTTTTATTTGGGTATATGCTTGTTTAGAAGTAAATGTTCTCATCATTATTTTGTTGAAGTCATTTACCTCTCTCATTCTATTACAAAATATTCTAACATTGTATGTAATGTCGACAGGTATTGGTTGAGGTATTTTATATACATCGGCACCCTTTCTTTGACCGTCCCAAGTTGGGACACTGTAATAAAAAAATTGTCTTCTTTCGGGGATATTGGCTCTTCCTGCATTATTTGTTCCGTATTTTACTTCAGGCATTCTAACAGTTGAAATAAATGGCAATGTTACATTACTATCTAAATCTTTAAAATCCCAAGTTTCGGTAAACTGTATCCAACTTTGATTTGTTATAATCCTATCGATTGTTGGAACTTTTTTCTCGTCAACTGATAGTTCCAATTGATTTTTTACAAAATCTAACATTCCCCTATCTAAATCTGCATGTAAAACTCCTTTTGGTAAAAATGTACCTTTATCGGTTATTTCATCCAAAAGTTCTTGCCTTCTTTCTTTTCCTACTTTTTCAGGAACTAAAGGTAATTTTTTAATAAATTGCTTTGGTAGTGCCATTTTTATATACCTCTAAATTCATTATCGGTTACAGGTGCCGCTTTTATTGTCCTGTAAAAAGGTTTATATCCACCATAGGAATGTTTTAAATCTGAAACTACCCTTCCATCGTCAACCACACTATAATACCTTACTCTATTTTCTGTTTCATAATAACCTATGTAATCCCCCAAAGATATTTCTATACCCAACTCAACGAGTGTTTTTTGATAAACGCTTACTGTCAAATTACCCGGTTCAGATTGATAGAGTTTTGAAGACCCTAAATCGGTATTTGTTGGTGCGTCAATTTTTACATAACCTTTAAATTCTACAGGCGGTAGAAACTGTATAGTGTCTGAAATAGCTTCACCATAAACATCGTCCGTATCGGTTCTTTGTCTGTCAACTCTATACAAAACCAATGAAAAATTCATATCACCAAGTAACCATTCTTCACCCATAGAAAGGTCTAAGTCAAAGTCTTGTTCAGAAAAAAACTTATTCAGTCTAGTAATTGGAACTCTATTATCTGCCATACCTATAAATACTTTGATTGATTTTTTATGGTTGTTTATTATATTTTAATATATAATGGAAGATTTTGTGCCTAAAACACCCGAATCAAAAGCCCTTTTAATTTTAGACGATTATGAAGGGTCAAATAACTATATCCTTAATTTAAAACACAAAAAACAAAATAGTAAGTCTTTTGTTCCTACACGACCTCAGGCCGATTATATCAATAACTATAACACGATACAACCAAAAGTTGCAAAAAAATGGGTCAAATTAGATTCATATTTTGGTAAAAAACTTATGGAGGATAAAATGTATACCAAAGAACCTTCAGAAATTTATGTTGAGAAGTTGTTGGTTGAAAAAGATAAAGCTTATCATATTTGGGGTAAAATCTTTTCAGGTGAAACTTTACACGATTTTTGGATGCCAAAATCGGCTTTATTAAAAGATAATGAAGTTAAAAACATTTCTATTGATTACGACAAATATACCCATAGACCTCCTATGGAACATCAAAAAGAAGCTATTGAAAAACTTGTAAAAAATAAAAAGTTTATTCTGGCTGATGACATGGGACTTGGTAAAACAACATCAACTATCATTGCCGCTTTAGAAACGGGAGCTAAGAAAGTTTTAATTGTGTGTCCTGCGTCTTTGAAAATAAATTGGCAGAGGGAGATTGCAAATTATTCAGATAGAGGAGATTGCAAATTATTCAGATAGAACCGTATATATTGCAGAAGGTAAGAAATTTTCAGATGAACATGATTTTGTTATTGTGAACTATGATATCTTAAAAAATTTCCACGACACCAAAGACAAAGAAAAATCAGAGATAATGAAGATTAATTTTGATTTGGTAATTATGGATGAAGCGCATATGATTTCTAATCCACAAGCCCAAAGAACAAAAATAGCTAACGACATCGCAAGTAAATCAAATAGAGTTTGGTTGTTATCAGGAACACCTATGACATCCCGACCTATGAATTATTATAATTTATTAAATCTTGTTGATAGTCCTGTCGCTATGAATTGGATGGCATATGCTAAAAGATATTGTAATGGATTTCAATTTAGTGTTGGGAAAAGAAAAGTGTGGAATGTTACAGGGGCATCCAATCTTGATGAATTAAGAGAAAGAACCTCAACTCATATCTTAAGAAGATTAAAAGAAGATGTTTTAGATTTACCTGAAAAAATTATCACACCTGTTTATTTAAGACTCAAATCAAAAGACTACGAAGAATTAATGGGTGAGTATTTTAATTGGTATGACCAAAACCCTGAAGAGTCTTCTTCACTTACAATTCAGTTTTCAAAATTGATGAAGGTAAGGAAAGTTATTGCACAAGAAAAAATTAATAACACAATTGAGTTAGCGGAAAACATTATAGAACAAGGTAAAAAGGTTATTATATTTACAAACTTTACCGACACGCTAAATCAAATCTATAACCACTTTGGTAAATCTGCGGTTTATTTAGATGGTAGTTGTTCTAAGTTCCACAGACAAAATGCGGTCGATGAATTTCAAACAAACGATAAAATCAAAGTATTTGTTGGGAACTTGAAAGCTGCCGGTGTTGGGATTACTTTAACCTCAGCGGAAGCCGTAATCATGAATGATTTATCTTTTGTACCGGCAGAACATTCACAAGCAGAAGACAGGTCACACCGAATCGGACAAAAAAATTCAACGTCGGTTTATTACCCTTTATTTGAAAACACAATAGAAGGAGCAATTTACGACATATTAAATAGGAAAAAGAAAATCATTTCAACGGTAATGGGTGATGATACTTTTGACGAGGCATCAGTAATCGAAGAAATGTTAAATATGATTTCTAAAAGAAGGTGATATTTATACATATGAATGTAGAAATATCTTATAGAGGAATTACCCCTAAGACAGACCAAGAACTTCTTATTAAAAGGTTTATAAATTTTTTAAAAAAAGAATACCCATTAAAGGGTGATGTTAATATTGTCTTCACTAATAAAAGATATGGAACTATGACAACGGGGTCTAGAACCGACAAAAGCACTTTAAAGGTATTAGTAAAAGATAGGCTCAACAGAGATATATTAAGAACTTTATCCCATGAATGGCAACACGAATATCAAAGAACTGTGTTGAACAGAAAAAAAGGAAAAGATATAGGAGGTAAAAATGAAGATGATGCTAATGCAGCCTCAGGTAAAGATGTAAAAAATTTTGAAAAAAATAACAAAAAGTTAGAAGATATTATATACACTAAGTTTGAAAGAAAAATAAATGAGATAGAATCTAAATTAGATTTAATATCCACTGTCAAACAAAAAATAATCAACGAAATTAAACATATCAGTGTTGATAAATTACCTTACCAATTCGATTCTTTAAATAAGTTTATTGATACTGAGACTATGAAAACTCATTACAATAAACACTACAAGGGTTATGTTGAAAAATTAAATGCAGAGTTAGATAAAGTTTCAGGTAAAGATTTAGATTTAGAAGAAATAATAATAAAAATTTCTAAATTCAACACAAAGGTTCGTAATAACGGTGGTGGTGCATTCAACCACGCACTATTTTGGAAAATGTTATCACCTAAAAATCAAGAAATTTCTGACCCAATAAAAAGTAAAATTGATAAACATTTCGGATCATTCGAAAAGTTTAAAGAAAAATTTGAATCAGAAGCAAAAAGCAGATTCGGATCTGGTTGGGTTTGGTTAGTTTTAACTAAAACAAACGGGTTAAAAATAACCACAACACCAAATCAAGACAACCCATTGATGGACATTGAAAAAAACGGAGGTTACCCCCTTTTAGGTTTAGATTTATGGGAGCATGCATACTACCTGAAGTACAAAAATGAAAGAGATAAATACATCAATAATTTTTGGAAAGTAGTGAATTGGGGATTCGTTAATGATTTGTATACGACACAAATAAAAAGAAAATCATAATTGATTTTTATTTATAAGATATTTATATAAAAAATATTCTTATGTCCACAGTAATAATCACAGAGCCTGAAAGAAGTAAACTTTACAAAAGGATTAAAAATCTTTTAGGAGCCCCTTTACGTTCTGTTGAATTGGAGGATGAAATGATGGATTCATTGTTGGAACTTTCTATTCAAGATTACGCACAACATGTTAATGATTGGTTGATTGAAAGTCAGTGGTCCTCACTATATGGTCTTAATTTAGACGAACAATCCCTTACAAGAGCATTCACAACTAGATCGTTAGATTGGGAAACACAATATACTTACGCTTATTCTAAAATTGTAGGTTTACAAGCTGGCGGTGATTGGGTATTAAAAAAAGACTATATAGATTTAGTTGCAGGTCAACAAATATATGAAATTCCCGCAGGTAGAGAAGTAAATGAATTATTATGGTTCACAAGATCAGAATTAGATGCTGCTTATTTTGACCCATTCATGGGAGGTTTTGGTGGATTTGGTGGTATTGGATTAGGTGGTGGTGCCGGATTTTCACAGATGGGGACAACAGGTAACTATTTCATTACACCCGCATTCGATATCCTTTTAAGAATGTCGGACATTAATATCAAAAGAAGAATTATTACAGGTGACCTTACTTATAGAATTACTGCGTTACCTGAAGGAAAAAAGGCTCTTCATCTTATGAATGTACCGGGTGGAAGATTTGATTTTGGAAATATTAATTTCCAAGAGTATAAAGTTTGGTATTGGTATTATGATACTTTTGACAGAGATAATTGTTTGAAGGCAAATCCTGATATTGTTAAGTTACCTTCTGATGTCCCTATTGATGAAATGAGATGGGATGAACTTAATTCACCTGCTCAAACTTGGGTTAGAAGATGGTTTACCGCATATTGTAAAGAAACTTTAGCAAGAGTTAGAGGTAAGTACAGTGGTAATCTTAAAACACCTGATTCTGAACTTACACTTGAGTACCAAAGTTTACAAACTGAAGCCAAAGATGAAAAGGCTATGTTATGGGAAGAATTAAAGGCTAGACTCGAAAGATTAAGACCTGAAAAACAATGGGAAATAAAAGGCATTCAAGCTGAAAACATGAACAAGTCTTTGAAATTTAGACCATTTACAAGTCCATATACTGTTATATAATTTATTTATGCCTGTATTTAGATCGATACCATCCTTAAGGGTTATTAATGGAACTCCTATAGAAACCTCTGATTCTGCGGTAGTAATCAATCAAGATTATGAAACAAGATGAAAATCATAAATTAACTTTGAATCATAATAACACAGACCATGTTGTTGTTAAGTCTCTTACTAACGTTTTAGTCTATTCTGAAAATTTGATTGACGAAGAATTTAATGAGGTAGAATTAGACAAAGGGTCTTGTGTTGAGTTTAAATATATTAATGGTTTTTGGTATATCTTATCTTCTGATGGATTGAAAAACTCTTAGTCGAAACTAAGAGCCATCAAATCACCATCAACATCAAATTCATAATACTCATCGGCATCTACTTTCTTTTGTTGTTGGACATATTGTTCCATTAGACTTCGGTTATTTTCAACCCACTCAGTGTCAACTAAATCTAAAGTTCCTTCCAAATACATATAGTAAGGGTCAATACCTACATTTTTCCAAAACGTTAATTCTGTATCAGATAATGTTAATACTTCCTCTAACGTATCTTGGTGAGCCTCTTTCATAGGATAACCACGTACTAATTCAGTTTGGGTTTTAGTAAAGATAGGTCTATCTTTTGGGTTTTCAATTAAAATGTCTTCTCTAATTTCAGGTTTATAAACAACAAGTAACGGTTCGATTCTTTTATTAAATGCCGCCAAATATCTCGGAACATTATACTCACCTAATAAATCGGGATTCAATTCAATGTCACGTTCATCAATCAAATAACAATTCAAAACTAATTCATCTTTTTTCTTTTGAACGTCCCCATGAGATTTCTTTTCACCATTATTAACATAAAAGATTGTATCACCAAGACCAGGATTTTTACCTTCTTTAATTAAAAGTTCCATATGTGCTTGACGGGACATCATATTACCGGCCTTTGTGGTTTTAGTAATGTGAACTTTATAATCATCTATTGATTGTTTAACACGAGCTTTGTTTGCAATCTTAGCTAAAGGAATTTGTCTGTTATAAAGTTTGTCTACATATTCGTAGTAGAAATCCAAGAACTCACCACCCTTACCATCTAATAACATTCGAAGACCTGTATCCAAAAACTCAGCAACATACGTTTGAAGTTTTTTAGATTTAATTGTATTACCTGTAAGTTTTACTTTACCCTTGTCTGTAAGAAGTGCATAGTTCTTACGAGCTACGTTTATAGTTGAAGGCCAAACACCGTCGATATCTAATCCCATTTCACCTCGTAAAAATAAATCGTTGTATTCGGCAACATCTGCTTCGGCGCCAACATATTCTTTACCTTCTTTAACCAATCCATTCAACCCCTTTCCAATATACTTATATGTCTCCCTATCTTGTGGGGTTTCGAAGTTTACACCATCCGTATCCATTACAAGTGGAACGTATCCTCTTTTCATAAAGAACATAATCATCTGTCTTAGATATTGTCTACCTGTACAAGTAATTTGTTCACCCATATCAATATCACCCCACGGAAATACTTGTGGTGCTGATAATGAACCAAAGAATGCGTTGATAAAGATTTTGATTGGTAATTGTTTACGGTCATAAGAAATCGCAAGTTTGGGGTCAATAGACTTATATTCACTAGCTAAGTTCTTGTATTTGATACGAGTATCACGGAAATACTTTAACATACTCTTCATTGCTCCTGTTACGTCACATTTAGGGAATACGTCGTGAACCAACTGAATAGACGGGTATAGTGAAGAGTAGTCAAGTTTCAATACGTTCTTAGAGAACCCAACCTGAACCAAACGAGAAAGACCTCCTGTGAACTTTCTTTTCTCTAATTTTCTTGGTAATGCTAAATTATGTTTATATGACCATGCAGACATAATCATTTTCCATAACGTTGCGGTTCCCATCGTTGAAAGCCTTTCATATGTTGTAGGTACAAGTTTAGACAATAAGAAGTTTGCTTGGTTGAATTGTTCGTCAACCACCATTGTTTCATAAAGGTCATCATCCAAGTAGTCTTCGATAATCTTTGAACCTGTAACTAATTTATAAACATCATCTCTTCTTTTACATACCTCATCTATTTTTGAATCGAACCCAACTTTTTTGTAAGCTCCGTTTTCTTTGTTCATCCAATATTCAAAATTATCGAAATATATTTTACCAATCTTATCACCTTCAACATAAACACGATTTGGTTTTTCCGCTTCAATAAATTTGGTAATATACTTCAAAGACCAACTCTTGATATCTGAGTTGATTGCTTGTGCTCTACGAACAGCATGTGCAATATCCACAATATTATATCCCCACATCTGAGTCTGAACGTATGGTTCCATTTCGTTTGCTAACTTTAGGATACCATCTTTTTGCTTCAACGTGTAATCAGGATGTAAGGTCTTGCAGATTTTTTTGATATTAACTTTTAATATCTCAGCTCTTTTCAAAATAAACGGGAAGTCAAAGAATGCTGAGTTATAACCTCCAATCAAAGATGGTTTTAACTCATCAATAGTCTTAAAGAAGTCGACAATCATTTGTCGTTCTTCATCTTCATTTTGTGCTGATAATAATTTTAGAAAACCACGATTGTCTTTC